AGCCATAGCCGCCGCCATCGATACATTCACCCCGGATGAATGCCAAAATTACTTCGCTGCGGCAGGCTATGACTGTGATTAAGTTGAATCGGCTCTAGTTTAACCGCGGCCGCCTGCCTGCAGCCCCTGGCGATCAATGACTGCCGTCTGCTTTTTCGTCTCGGCCACGATCACCTGCGCATTTGCCGATGCTTGATCAGCCGCTGCCTGTTGCGCCTGTGTCAATTGCGCCATCAGCGAATTGACCTGACCCTGCAGGCTGGCAACTTGTCCCACCATGGCCTGGATCGTTTGAACCAATGCCGGGATCGTGGCCAGCGCCGGGCCCACCGTTGCGGTCAGATCATTATGCAGAATGGGGAAATAGGTATTGGCAATCTGCCATTGCGTGTCCGTCACCCCGCCCTTACCAATCAACGCATTGGTCAATTGATCCTTGGCAACATGGGCGTAAGCGGCAACCCCATAGCCGCCATCATTTAAGTCGCCATGCAATAGGCCCTGCAGCGCCAGAACCGCTTTGGCAATGCCATCGGTTGAGGTGATAATGCTAAGCGCATTGTCATTGACCGCCTTTGCCACCGGATCAATCGCGCCTGATTGCCCCGCAACTTGGGTTTTGCCTTTGCCGCCATAGCCCGCGCCGCCATCTGTATTGCTCAAGAAATTCGCGTCCAGACCATCCAGCTTGGCAATGAAATCCTGCAACCCTGTGACCGTGGCGCCGCCATAATATTTATCCGACACGGCCTGCAATTGGCTGTCGGTATAGCCGCGCAGCAATTGATCGCGGCTGCCTGCAAGGCGCTTATAATCATCCGGCGAAATATCATTGTGCCAAGTGGATGCCAGCGCATCAAAGCCCGCAATATTGGTACCGGCATTCGGATTCTGGCTGAACCCGATCCGCTGGCCATTATTATAGATTGACCCATCGGGGCCGATATAAATGCCGGCATCCCCCTGATTGCGTAATGTATTATTGGCAACCGATTGCGCCAGATTGGGCGTTTTGACCAAAGCGGATAATTGATCCAGCACCGCTTGGCTGGCCGCTGATCCCTGCGCCCCGCCGCCATAATAGGTCGAGATCGCCTGGCGGTATTGCTGGGCATAGGTCGTGATAGAATTCAGCGCATCCGCATTGCCGCCTTGGGCCAGCGCATATTGCTGGGCGAATTGATCCTTGGTCGCCTGCAAAACTTCAGCCGGGCTTTTGCCTGAATATTGGTCGACGGATGATTTATTGATGTAATCATTGACCGTGGTGCCAAAGTTTTGAACGGTGGTGACCGCATTCGCCATTGCGGTTTGCGCCTTTTGCGCGGCCGTCGCCTGATCTTCCAGCGCATAGACATTTTCATAAATCGCGCGCACCTGTTTGGCCTGGGCGTCATCCAGGCTCTTCAAGGCTGCCGTTAATTCCGCCGTCCGTTTTTCCTCAAGCAGGATATTATCGTTTGCGGCTTTCTGGGTTGGATCAAGGATCGACAATGCCGCCAACCTGCGATCATTCAGGCTGGCTTTAGTTGCATCAAATGTAGCGCCATCAACACCGGTCGCGATATTGACACCCGCCTTGATCGCTTTGGCGGCGGCTTCCACAGCCTGACCAAAGACCGTGGTATCATCCTTGAATGTTTCAATGACGGTATCAATCTGATCTGCGGTCAGGCCGACCAGGACGCCAGCCGCTTCCTTGGCCTGCAAGGCAGATGCCGTGATCTTGGCTGCATCAAACTGGCCTTGGGTAATATAGCCCTTGTCAAACAAAGCCTGCAGATCATCAAACTGGCCATTCGCCTGGGTTTCAAAATCACGCAGGGATTTCAGGAAGCCCTTGCCATTCAATTGATCCAATTGATCCTGGATCGATTGGATATAGCCGGAACCGACTGCATCCTTGGCCTTTTGTTCGGCAGTCGCAAAATCATCAATCGACAGGCCCAAGGCTTGCGCGTGCGTTGTGGCATCGGCAAAGAATTTGGACAGGCTGTCCATGGTTTGCGACAAGGCGGATGCCTGTTTGCCGTAATCCGTTGTGCCCTTGGCCAGGTCTTCAATCTGTTTATAGGTCGCGGCAAATTGCAGATCCGTTTCCAGATCCGACAAAGTGCCGGTCGTATTGGCTTTGGAGCCTTTCAGGATCTGCTGCACAACCGGATCATCGGATGCAAAGCGCAAGGTGCCTTGTGCGCCCGCGCCAGACGTGAACGTCTGGCCGGATAACAGCATCTTGACCAATTCCTGTTCATTATGCGCGCCACCGGCATCCGCGCCCAAGCCAATATAGGCGTTGAAATCGCGGTTCGATGTGCCTTCAAATTTCAGGCCATATTGGTTCACAAAGGCATTCAGCCCGGTGATCAATTGCGTCGTGGATGATTGCAATTGATCGCGATCAGCCTGGGTATAGGTTGCACCCACCGCCGTATTGCCCTGAGTCAATTGGCCATCCGAACCCAGCACAATATTGGACTGCCCGGCATCGGCATGTTTGCCGGGGCCGAACAAAGATGAGATCAAGCCAATCGCCAGCGCGATCGGCGCGCCATAGCCGGTTGCCCCCAGGGATGCCAGCAAGGCCGCACCGGGACCGGAAGCAAGTGCGAGACCCGCCGCCCCGCCAATCAGGCCGCCATACCCGTTTTTGGCAATGCCCAGAATCTGGGCAATACCACCGCCCAGCGCGCCGATCCCGGCTGTCCCCAGCAGGTCTGACAGGCTGGCACCCGCAGCGCCCGCATTGACACCGGCAATTGAGGCCCCGCCCGATCCGGCCAGAATGCCGGTACCGGTTGGCAAAGTGGTGCCCGCAACTGAGGTCAAACCGCTGCCCAGCCCCAGATTGGCCGCGCCGAAGGCATTAATACCCGCTTGTGCCGTGCCAAACAAAGTGCCGGGGCTGGATAAGATTGAGCCCGCTGATTTAAACAAATCAAACAGGCCCAAACTTGATGATCCGGACGCCCCCGATGAGCCCGACCCTGAGGCGGACGCATTAGAATTGCCAAAAAGCGAGCCCAGGCCAAGGGATGACGTAATCCCGCCAATGACCGGCTGAAAGATCAAGGCGGCGGCAATCTGGCCCGCGATTTTTTTCATCGTATCCAGCAAGGTCTGCCCGAAATCATAACCCTTTTTGGTCGCGCCATCGAAGACCGAGGTAAACGCACCCGCCAAAGTGTTCTGGATTTCCTTACCGGCATTGTCGAAGATTTTTTCAAGCGGCTTGTCGGCGGCCAGTTTATCGGCCGCCGTTTGTGCCACTGTTTGCTGCTGGGCAAAGGCGGCATGATAACTATCCACTGCGGCCTGTATTTCTTCGGGTGTCAGCTTAACGCCGGCGGCTAATTTGGCATGCCAATCCAAAATGGCCTGTTCGGCAGTAGGATCAGTCAGTTTCTTGTTGATCTTATCGAGCTGGGTTTCAAAATCATCGGTCGCATCCTGCAGCGATATTGCATCCTTATATTTTTTCAGTGCATCGGTGCCAGCGGCGGTGGCGACAGCTTCATCCTGCAGCCGCTTGATCTTATCAAGCTGCCCCTGCGCCTCTTCGGTTGCCTGATCTTGTGCTTCCTGTGCCGCATCCGTTTGATCGCGGATCGCCTTAGTCAATTTTTCAATGAATTGCCGCGCATCATCGGCATTCTTTGAATGCGTGATCAAAAATTCCGACATGGCCTTTATATCGGGGTTCATTTGATTGGCGATGACATCGGAGCCTGCGGTCAGGGCCTTTGCTTGCGCCTCCAATTTTTCACGCAGATTATCGACCGCATCATCAGCGACAGCATGATGATCGGTCAACTCTTCCAGGCTTTTGGTCGCGATGCGAATAGCGCCATCCCATTGATGACCCACAACATCACCGGCAGCGCCACCTTTATCAGCCAAGCGGTCCAATTGGTCGCCCAGGGCCAGCAATTCGCCTTCATAATCTTTGGACGCGACTTTGGCATCCAGCATTTGCCGGGTTAGCTTTTCAACCTGGGACGCTTTGGCATCTGCATCGGCATTGATCTTAGCAATGGTTGTATCACTGATGGTGCCATCCGTGCTTACGGCTGCGGCACGCGCGTCTTTTTTATATTGATCTTTGAATTGATTGGCCGCCGCTTCTGCCGCCTGGCGGCGCTGTTCGGCGGCAAACGCATCATCGCCCCGGTTTTGAGCCGCGACCAGGCGCTGCAGGTTTGCCAATTGATCATTATCACCGGCCAGGGCATCACGCGCAGCTTCAGCGTTTAATTTTAGCTTGGCGCGATTGGCATCCAAAACAGAAGCAAAAACCTGCTGCGCGCGGGTTGCATCATGGGTCTTTGAAATATTGGCATCATAAGCCTTCCATGCCGCCTCATAAGCGGGCTGCAATTCCTTGGGCACAGATGCCAGATTTTCAATATCCAAACGTTGCTGTTCGACACCGTCCAACGTGGTATCTAGCGTTTTTTGAACCGTTTGCGCAGCCAGTGCATCCGCCTTAGCCTTGGCAGTTGCCTGTGCCTGGCGTTCCATTTCTTTCAGCTTGTCGATCTGATCTTGAATTTGCTGGCGCCACGCATCACCGCCCATGCCGCCGCGATTATCAGCTGAATGATCATTCAATTTGGCCTGTAAAGCTGCAATTTGATCGGCATTATTCGGGGTTACAAACAAGCCGCTAACCGATTTGCCGGTCTGGTCCCACCAGGATGCGATACCATGCCCGATCGATTGCATGGTCTGACCAAGCCAGGTCAGTTTCGGAATAGTCTCCTCTACCCGTTTGTCGAGCGCATCAAAAAAAACATTCAATGCGTCTTTGGCTTGCCCAACCGACAGAAAGCCTTGAACCATGCGTAATTGGCTGGCAGTCAAAACATTCAATTTGGCGTCCCAATCCGCGATGCCTTTTTGCGGATCTTCGACCAGCTTTACCAACGCCTCGCCGGCCTTGCCCAAATCTTCGCCCGTTGCCTTGGCATATTTGCCGGCCAAATCAATCATGCCGGTCAATTGATCGCCCGTGACTTTGCCGGTGGAGATAAATTGGGCTTCGAGCGCGCGCACATCCTTGGCGGATAATTCGCTGGAATTGGAAATCTTTTGGGCCAGCACCTCCATTTGACCGGTCGTGACACCGGCAGCCCCGCCGCTGATCAGCAACGCCTGACTGACAGCTTCCAGCGAGTGATGGGCTTGAACGGCCGCAACCGACATCGCAATTAAAGTCGCAGCCGCGCCCGCGCCCGCCAGCACCAGTGGATTGGTGATAATCGTCAGCAGATTGGACGCACCGCCTGCCAAAGCCTGAATTTCAATGGTCGCCGACCCCATCGCGCGATGATAATTGCCCGACAGGAATTCATGGACCAGAACAAGCCCCTCGCGCACGGCCGTACTGGAACCGGCCAGATGCCCATGGGCTTTCGTCAATTCACCAGTCGCCAAGGTTGCCTTTTCGGCAGCCGAAATTGAATTCATATATTGCTGGTCGATCCCAGCCAAAGCGCGCTGGCGCTGGTCCAATGCCTTGGCTTCATCAATACCTGCGGCGATCGCGCGCTCATAGGCGCCCTGGACCTTTTCCTGCAGGTCATTATAGCGCTGCTCAAGCCCATAGAGCGTATCATATTGGCGCGCCAGTTTTTCCAGACTGCCGCTTTTTTGATCCACCCTTTGTGTGACCCGTTCAACGGATGCGCCTAAAGCATCGGTCTTGGCAGTTGTTTCTTCAACGCCATCTGGGCGGGCCGTGACCAGGACTTCGACAATTTCCTGTTCATTGGCCATGGGTGTTGACTCCCGATTTAATCGGCAACAAACTTTAGCCCGCTACCTTTAAGGGAGACGGCAGAATGAAAGCGCTAAGGCTTGCCTGGGCAATCGTTATGGTGGTTTATGCAGCCCCCGCCTATGCCGGCTGGAATGGGGCCGAATGGGGGATGCCGATGGCGGCGGTCAAGCTCGCCCTCAAATCAATGCCGCTTAAAGACTGTCCACTCCAACCACATTGGAAAACGAGTGCCGGGGAGACGGCGTATTGCGCGAACTTCGATAATGGTGCTCATCAATTCACAGCGTTGATGCTTTTCAGGGCCGATCACCTTTGGCGGGTTGAATTGCTTGCACCGTCTTGGGACGAAAAGCTGCAGCAAAATACGCCGCTTTATAACCTGACTATGGATTTGAGCGCAAAATATGGTCCACCCATCGGAACGTTCTCCACTGTTGAATTGTGGAAAAAGAATCCGTCGATTGCGCCATTTGAAAGCTGGGATTTTAAGTCCGGCACAGCGGATACCCACTTATCACTGGTCCATTGGGTTGCCGAAAAAACCATGTCGATTCAATACACGTCGACCGCTGAACTAGCCGAGATAAAGAGACGCGGACGGCTTGAGCGAACGAAGGGCCTCTAACTCTCTCCCAATATATCATCCACGCGGGACATTGGGACATCGATCGACCAGGATGTGAAATTATCGGTGAAATAAACCGACCGGCGGCGGCCAATGCCCGGCAGACAGCGGATGACGCGCCGCCAGCCCTTGGCCCAGGGCGTATGCGCAAACCAGGCGCCCCAAACTTGATCGGCCAGACTGACCACCAAAATGCCGTCTTCTGCCCGAATGCCCATCCGCAGCAATTTGCGGCGCAATTCGTCGTCACCATCCAACTGATTTAATGCTTCCCCAATTGTCAGATCCATTCCGGGGATCGGGCGGCCCAGCATGTGGCGCAAAACTGCCATGGCATCCGCGCCACTTTGATCGTCAATATTCAATTGTGCCCGCGGGATCAGATCATATCCGGGCAGTTCAATTTTCTGCCAAAGCTTTATCGCGTGATCGCGGCCAAACAAACGCAGTGACAGGCGAATCAATTCGCGGCCGGAATTAATCCGATCCAGGCTCATGCCGGCCAAGGTCAATTATCATCGACCGCCGGGCGAATCATAATATCCGGCGCATCATCGCCATCGGCCAGATGCGGCATTTCATAGCGCCCGGTTTTGCGCAAGGCTGGCAGCACGTCATGGGCCAGCCAGCGCTTAAACCGTTCAGCCGCATCAACCCGGCTGGTGAAGATCAGCCGGTAAAGGCCGGGTTCGGAAATGATGGTCATCTGCTGGCGGCCGCCAAGGGTGTCGGTAATTCCGACACCCTTTTCGTCTTCATCGAGCCGCGATAGCGCGTCACGCGAGTTTCCAATCGTTAAAGCCCGACATACATCAGCGCCGACAAACCACCAATTGCCGTCCGGACCGGTAACAGTTCGCACCGCACAATCCTCGAAGTCAAAAACCTGAATTTCAGGGGCGGCAAAATCCGGCCGGGTCGCGGCAGAAGATGCCCCTTCAGAAATCGTGTGCAAATTAAGGGTCATATTAAGTCTCCATTGGTCCCGGCGCGGCCAAGCCCCGGAACACGTCGGGTGTCGTTTTCACAACCACCGGGACCAATGAAGTCCGGAAAGGGGGTTGTGTTCATTGCCCTCTTGGCCGGAGGGAATTAGTGTCTGGTTTCGGGCGTTGGGGATGGGGACGGATCGGTCCAGCACTCTTGCAGGGCCAGATATTCACCCCGTTCATCCTGGCGGGTAACGATGCAAAAGCCGGATAGATGCCAGAGGCCGATTTCCTGACCGCGCTTGACCAGCGCAATCCCAAAATCACGGCCCTGATCATCATCACCCATGATCTTGGCGATACCGGCAATTAAGTCTTCTGCAGACGGACGCGTTAAAGTTTCGGCTTTGAGGGACATTTGATTTGTTCCATTGATGTGACCGTGATACAAAAGTATCGTATGATACATCGTTCTGTCAATATCTTTGGATCAAATAATCTTAATGGATCACAAGACATCTTTATCTAGTGCTGAACAGTTGCGGGCAGCCCGCGCGCTTGTGCGCATGGATCAACAGACATTGGCTGACCAAGCCGAAATTTCGGTGCCGTCCATAAAACGCCTGGAAGCTGGAACGGGCGATTTAAAGGCTAATAGTGTAACTGTCGTCAGGCTAAACCGCGCCCTGGAACGGGCCGGCGTGACCTTTATTGAAGATGGCGTCAAATTGCGCCGACCCCAGTTTCGCGACCTTGGCGCCGCGACGGATGACTTATTGAACCGCATGGCCATGGAACGCGAAAGCCTGCCCAATGGGCAATTGGTCAACATTGCCCGTGCGCTTATCGGACAGATTGTCGATTCAATGCCGACGGCAAACGATCAGGCTAAATTATTGGCGGTTGAAGATTATATCGACAGCCTGAATTGGATCAAACACGTTCCGTTTTAAACATCCCGCCCGGCCTATTGTGATCAATTGGCCCGATAAATAAAACAATCAGGTTTCTGACAATTCAGCCAACAACTCTTCGGATTGCTCAATAACGTCTTTGACATCAGATGCTGTTAACGAAAATCCGTTACCATAATCTGCTTTTTGACGACGCTCTTTCAGCCAAGTTGCGGTTGTGGCCCATTCTCGGCCCGCATCGTCAAAAATTTTCCACCAATTGATGAGGGCAACGTGCTTAGACTGATTGGCGGGCATTTGGTAACCAAGGCTAACGGCCTTGCGCAATAATCCATGGTAAACGCCGTAATACGCTCGAGAGACAGCCGTGCGCCTGCGAAATGCATTTGAATGACAGGTGTTTGCCAGGTCCTTTGCTTCAGCCAGGAATTCTTCAGCCAGTCTCATGCTGCTTCCACGCCTGCAAAATTTGGCGCAGCATATGGATCCACAATTAAACCCGAAATCCACGAGCCGGGTGACAAGCCATGATCGATGCAAATTTTTGAAAATGCTTTATTCACATCACGCCGCAATGTGCGTCGTGTCACTGAATCCCCAGTCACCACTGTGCGCAGCCAAATGCGGCAACCTTCGTCATCATCTTCCGCATACAGACCAAAATCACACAAAATCGGAGCAAATTTTTCACGGAATGCCCGCATAAAATCACCCCACAATTCACTTAGCTCATGCGAATCAAGCGCCTTCAAAAACTGAGCGCAAAACGCAGGTGCATCGGAAGGATGGTCGGCATATTGACGGATTTCAGACGCCGAACAAAACATGGCAATCGCCGCAAAGCAAATCGTAAACTGATTGGCATCCAACGCATGCCCGTCATTCATAATGCTTTTCGCAATTTTTGCCGCCCGATGATCACATAATGACGTTAAAACCTTTACGGCATTAATGGTCATGTCAAGATTTTCAGAATAGGCCAAGGTCGCTATTGCCTCTTTCTCGGCATCAACCGCACTTCTATCGCCATTTCTTAGTGACCCAATCGCGATAATTAAACGCGGCGCCAATGTTCCAGGCTGAGATCGTTTTAAAATTGCAGCTTGCTGCATCAACATTGCTCGTAAAGCCGCCCCAGACTCAAAATCTGAATCGATGATTTGATTAAGAAGTTCGGTCGATTTTTCTTGCGGCAAAACCATGTGGCCGTTCCCTGGTTATTTTTGCAATTTAGACGATTGTCGATGACACATGTCAACAAAAAGTCTCAATCGCCTGATAATTACCTGCCATTTTTGCTCGCCAAAGGTAAATATTTTGCCTTGCGCCGTTCCTGAGTGACGCCAGGCCGGGCATCAGCAAGGTTTCCTGCCACCTGAATTTGGGTGACTCCTGTGCATAATTGCAAGAGAAACTATCGGTAGATGCCTTATCAAGCCGTCACATTCCGCCCAATTAGGCTGTTTTGTCACATACATTCCCTATTTTTTAGCCGCCTCGCGGTCGCGGGCGGCCATTTCGGTCAGCCAGGCATTATCCGCCGCACGGACCAGGGTTACGAAATCATCAAACTCGCCATCCGGCAGATGATGCCGCCTTGCCCATTCGCTGATGGCGGTCCAGGGGATCGGCCCCCGGCCGCCCATGGCGCCCAGGGGCCGATCGGTTGAAAGCTCGTTAAAGGCGCGCCAATAAAGGGCAAGGCCCGGAAAAAGATCCGGGCGCTCCAACAAAGCGCCTGGGATCAGGCCATCATCAAGACTTGCGTTTAACTGGTCTAAGCTGTCGCCCCAGCGCGCCCACCATCGGGCGACAGCTTCTAGTTTCCCGCCGCTGCTTCCAATGCCTTGGCCTTGAAGTTTTCCGCTTCCGTGGCGGCGGCCACAATCAGATTGCGGAAGCGCTTAAGATCGGTCAGCAGGGTGATCGCATTTTCAACCGAATAAGGCAGATCCTGACCCTGCTTATCCTTGACACCGGACCAGCCAATCAGCACAGCTTCGGCCATGGCCTGAACGCCAATCGCCTCGGCCTTATCTGCCGGCAGATCACGGCCGGAAAGTTCAAAAGATTTATAAGGCGCGCGCAACCGTTTCAGCACGGCCTGATGGCGCTCATTCATCCAGGCGGCAACTTTAAACTTGCCCAGATCACCCAGGTCATAATCAAAGCCATGGGCTTCAAGATCGGCATCGGTTGCAAATTCATCATAGATCGAGGTCATGGTTTATCCTTTCAGGATGGGTTGAAAGCGGCATGTTTAAACGCGCGAAAACGGGCGAGCCGCGTTTGCCCGTAAAATCCGTCGGAATGTCAAAAAATGACCGGGCGGCACCGAGTCAAAGGGTACTGCCCGGTCTAGGCTGGCCGTGCCTGCTATCCAAAACGTGAGCACAAGTGATCACGTGCTGTTTCCAGCTGCTTGGTTCCCAATTCAGCGACAGTTTCACTAGGCTGGTTTCCCACCCCCCGATCCACAATCTCCAAGGGCTTAACTTCGGCGATAGCCTCGCCTACCCAGTCGGTCACTACCGACTCATCGGCACAGTTCAGTGCCAATTGTTTCAGAGACCGCCACTCCGCGATCTCTCTTTTTGCTTCGACAAACCATCTTGACCATTGGGTCACACTGGCGGGGACTTCCGCGTCAGATGCCGCGATTTCGCCTAACCACTCTAGATTCTTCGCTGCATTTTCGTCTCGATCATGTCTCGTGCCACATTCCCCGCAGGACCATTCCCGGTCATTGAGGCCGAGATCGGTATTGATAGCCTGACAGACACTGCACATTTTCGACGAAGGGAAGAACCTCGGCGCTTTCAAACAAATACCGCCAAAAACCCTAACCTTGTAATCGATCTGACGAAGCAGTTCGCCTAGCCCTGCATCGGCAAAGGATCCAGCCAAATTATGATTTTTCATCATATTGGCGACAGCCAATTCCTCGATAACGATAATTTCCGCTGAGCGGGCAATCTCGGTCGAGACCTTATGTGACGTGTCTCGTCGGCAATCTGAGGACCGACCTTGGACCTTGGCAATTTGGCGGGAGAGCTCCGCAAGCACGGTTGGGAGGCCCAAAGGCAAGCCACCAAGCCTTTGGAAACGAGATGCGGCTTAGGCCGGGATGCGGTCGATTTGCATCATCACGCCGCTGACCGTATCGATCAGCGCATCCGCCGTGACCTGCATAGTCACGTCCTGATTAATGCCTGCCGCGCTGATCTTGGCCGAAGACAATTTGACCGCCGGAAGTGTGAAAACATAGTAATTGCCGGCGGGGTCCGAGGTTGCAAACATCAAGCTGGTCAAGGTGGCGGCAAGATATTTGTTATACAAAGTGGCGGAGGTAAAATAGGCTTCAAAAGTTATTTGGGCGGCGAATTTACCAAAGCCGATACCGACATTGCCCAATGTGCCCACGGCCTTTTGCTCGCGCGTATTATTCATGGCGGTCAAGGTCATTTTTTTCAAATAGCCGGTATTGTTCCCGCCCTCTTGAATTTTCGGCACACCATTGACCGCATTCATCACCGCTGTCGTGGGTGCGGCGACATAGGAACCGGTTGACGCTGTCGTCTGGGTCAGGGCGTAACCCACGCCCTTGAAATCAAATTGCGCATCCAGGATCGCCGCAGGAGTCAAATTCAGGGTCAGTTTGTCTATATACATGCCCATGAACTGAAAGAATTGGGTGATGTCGGTATGCCAGCGTTCAATGGTGAAGCTTTGCGGAGTGACACCGTTTTGCAAGCGATCCGAAATCTGCACATAAATGGTCTTGCCCGTACCAGTATCGGTAGCCCAGCCAACCGGCAGATTGTCGAGCGTCAACGCATGGGCGGCGATGGCGGTGATGCGCGCCAAGCCTTTATTCGCCGCAGTCGCAAACTGGTTTGCGGCCAGAGGACCACCGATCTTGAGGATCTGACCAATGGCAAGGCCGAGCGTCGTGAAATCCAGCGTAGTGGACGCAAGACCCGACGCGGTTGCCGTAATATCGCCTGACGTTGAGGTGAAACCCCAAATGCGCAAGGATTTGGCAGCACCTGATGTTTCAATTGTCAAGGGTGTGCCGGATACAGTGACCGTGGTTCCGGTCGAAGATGCCACCGGGAACAGGCCATTATTGCCTGCCGTGGCAAAACCGGCCGCCCGGACAACATGATTGGCAACAGCTGCAGCGCCGCCCGAGGGAATGGTGAAGACCGAAGTTGATGTGACCGACACGCCGGTCTGGCGCAGCAGATTGGTCCAGGCCGATTGCGACATGACCGCTTGAAGGAAATCGTCAAAGGATCCAAAGGAAATTTCGCCCGAAATCTGACCTGCCGGGCTTGCATCGATCAGGACCTGGTCGGATACCTGCCGATCGGCACGGAATTCATCGGATGCTTTATATTTGAGCGAAGCATCCAGCGATTGACCCTTGGGCCGCAAGGTTTGAAACGCAGCCGCCGGAATCGTGCCCGGCGTGGTTTCAAACGCGTAACCCATTTTAATATTATCAACAATAGCCAAGCCAGAACCGGTCATGGGATGCTCCTGCTAAAAAAGCCGCCCAAGTGGCGGTATGTGATGAAAGAATGCAGTGGGACAAACGAGCGTTATGCGGTCAGCTATTGGTAATAGTGCCAGCGAAGGCGGATCGAGAATGAGGCCGCATTGTAATTGCCATCATCTGTGCCCTGCCCGATTTCAGGGACCGTGGCAGCAAAGGCCGTGATCGTTCCATAGGATTGCATGGCCAAAAGGTTGCGCAAATTATCGGCAATCGAAAATGCCTGTTCAGCGCCGGTGCCGATTTGCACCATGACATGTACACGTAAGAACCCATCATTGGTGACCAGGCGCTGACCCGAGCCGCCTAAGGTATTCACAGGCGGTGTTGGCTGCCTTAATTCCAAAAAAATCCATGGATTGCCATCACCGGGCGGATCAAAGCGATCATTGGCGAAAACCAAGGGCCAATCGGAATAACTTGCCAATTGTGTCTTGATATCGGCCAGCGCCTGCGCATTGCCTGTCACTGTGACCTCACAATCTTACCGGCGTGATAATGATGGCTGGGAAACGATCATCATGAGCCGCTGAACGCGGGGTGCGCGCCTTGCGAAAAGCTGGGCCTTTGGGACCAGCCCCGGGAAATACGCGGTAGTCGAATTCGATATTGACCGAGCCTTTGAATTTCGCGCGGGCTTCACTCGCGACATATTCATACACGCCATCGGGAGCCAAGACGGATAGACCCTTTTCAATCTTTCGCGCATAGGGCTGCAGATTGGCGATAATCACTTCATTAATGCCGGATAAGTCCCGCGGCATTTCATCGACTTTTTGCCCGTCAATAAAGATTACGTGTTCATCGGCATAATGGGTTGCGGGCCGGGCCCCTGCCCGTTTATCGCGATAGGGCGAACGTTGAACCAGCGTCTGATAGATCCAGTCAAAGGCCGTATTGAGCCGGAAGAAACGCATTAGGATCGTACCGTTTGGCTTAACGGCTTCGTAATTGTCACTTTCTGCGCCATCGACCCAGGATTTGACTTCCGGCTTGGGGTCGGAAGCCGCAACGATTTGATCGCGTCGCGCCGTGGCGATTTCAGCCAGTTTCCGGGATGCCGCCTCGCTTGTTAATTGCCCGATCCGCGCTCTGATCCGTTCAAATTGCGCGGACATTAGTCTTACCCCCGGACCTGCAATTCAAAGCGCACCGGCTGGGTGCCCATCATGCGCATGTCAATCGATTGTATTTTCCAAATCCGCCCACGCATCGAAAACTGATCACCTGCGACCAGCGATTGAGCGCCATTGGGCCAACCGGCGGCATTGAGACCGGTGGGTGAGAAAATCACCCTTACGTCTCCTTGTATAATCCCACCGATCAATTCTTTTGCGCCATAAGGCACGATGACGGCCTGAGTGGTTGCAGTGGCTTGAACCGTGCGACCTGATCCCTGGCCGGTATAGCGGGTAAAAGTGACCTGTTCGCCATATTGGGCGCAGCGGGTATCAATCCCGGCGATCACCTGGCGCGGCGTCATCCAAACACCGGCAGGCGATAATTGTTCAAGATGTCGATAACGTCGGGCGGCATATTGCCATTTTCCGCGCGGTTAAAATATTTGATCGTGCCCAAGCCGAACATTGTATCCTCGGCGATCATCGGATCACGCCCGCGTTCGACATAGCGCATATATACCATGCGGCTTGCTGCATCTTCGATATCGAGAGGCAAGCTGCGCGTGCCAGAGCTGTCACCGGGCAAAACGTAACCGGCGTGATAGGTCACGCTGATTATGTCAAATCCCCAATCGCGCGGATTACCGCTTTTATCCAGCCGGTGGACTAGACCGGTCGCATAATCCGCTTCGAAGTCCGTGTTTTCAGCCAGGGTCACTGTGCCTTCGATGATTGAATCAATCGACACCAAAGGCCAATTCCGAAGACGCAGGGGCGCACAATTGCCGCAATCAATGAACACCGAATTGGACTGCTTATCCGGTCGGAAAGTGTCGAGATAAGTGCCCAGCCCCAAAGTGCGGTTCAAATATTGGCTGATTGAGAGCGAACAGCGCGCGATCAAATTATTGATGAAGGTGTCATCGGTCGTACCGGTAATATTCCAATCGGTTTTAACCGTCGCCAATGTAGTCAGACCGGAAGTTGGCGGGGCTATGACCGTTGAACTGATCTGATAAAGAAAGCGGGCCATACCCCTAGGCGACCTGGCGCGTAATCAGGGTCAGGACGCGGTCAGCACCTTGATTGACCGGTGATCCCGACGTACCCGAGCGGATGATAATTAAATTAATCCCGCGCCAGAGAGCCGGATCAATCGCTATAAATTGTCCTGCTGCGACCGTGTAGCTAACCGCCGCCCCCGCTGACGTCGTCATTTCCGACCAGGTCGTGCCGCCATCAGCCGAGACTTGAAACGTGATCGCAGCCGCAGTCCAAGCCGACGGCATCACAATCCCGACCAGCGTTTTGGCGCCCAAGGCAATGCCGGTTGAGGGCGTTGTGACTGCTGTCCCCGACAAAATGGTTGCCGTGATCTGATCTATGCCGATTGTCAGGCCCATCATTATGCTCCGTGGCTGGCTGCATCATGCGGTTAAAATAGCGCATCAGACCGTTCCGATTTGGGGGCGCGCTGACTATTGATTTGCGGGTGCATCCACCGCTGCAATTTCGTCACAGCCGACCCAATCACCTTGGATCATGACAAAGAAGCCATCGGTGATATGACTGCGGACCCCTTCAACCAAAACTGTACGGTTGCCGTAGGTCACGCTTTGCCCGATTTCATAAGGATTATGCGGCACCACGATTTCCGGTACCGGATCGTTCTTAGCCTCGGGTTGAACATCAGCCCCAGGTGGGGCCTCAGAACCTGCCGATTCCGATTGCTCACCGGCAGCTGGCGCCGCCTCGGATTGAGTGTCCGGATTGGGTTGAGGCGACGGATCACCATTAGTACCGGCATCCGGGGCCGGCTGTGTCTGAATGCCATCAGCCGGGTTTTTATCATCACTCATAGGTTTGTCCTTACTGGCTGTTCGATGGCGCCGCTTACGACCGGTTGACCATGATGTCGACCTTATCCAGCGTCAGCGTGCCGACACCGGTACCGGAGGGTTTGTACATGCTGGCATAAGGCTGCAGCACGGCACTGGCACCAGTGGCGGCAAAGCTGATCGTGCCAATGGCCCCGGTAACATCGACCCCGTCGATAAAGAACCGGATATCGGCTACATTTCTGGCATCAATCCGGCACACATGCTGGTCGGTCGTCG